CAGCGCTCATTTTGCCTTTTTTAATATTTTCAGCATGTCGTGCTTTCCACGCTTCGCGGCGGCTTCGATTAGCATCAGATTCGTTAGCTGTTTTAGGAGAGCCTTTTACGCCCTGCGCACCAAAACGAATAACTTTGACTTTATCGCCATCTTTAGCAACAACAACATGAGATTTAGTTGGATGATTAGGAGTACGTTTAGGCTGATTGTAGCCAGATACTCCAGCACGCTCTAGGCGTGGGTCTTTCTTTTGAGCCATAACATACTCCATTATTTTTATTATTTCAATAGAACAATAATATACTTAAAAATTCATTTAAAGATACTATAAGGGGTCTTTAAATATACTTTAAAGTATACTAAGGGGTTCCCCCTCCTTCTTAAAGGTCAGGTATTAAAGTGGGGTGTAGCGACCAGCGTAAAGCAAAGCCCCGTGTCAGTGACATAAACTACACCCCTGCAGAGACATTCAGACTTGAGAGTCTGTCTCATAGCATTGTATCTTAAAGGTCAGGTATTTATTTAGGATAATTGTTCCAAGAAAGTTGAAAGTGAGGACCATCGATAAATGGCTTGCGATTCTCTTTCTTTCGTTGATTAACGTAAGCTTTATAGGCTTCTTCTGCTGAATTGTAATAATTCAAAGAAAGTAGCCAAGCAGCACCCCAACCAACTTCTACATTTTTCTCGATAGCTGCTTTTCGAACAGCTTCCGCGATAACGATATACTTGTCAAAGTTCCAAGTGATATTTGCACCTTCATAAGCAGCAACATCAATCGCATGTCCAGTCAAGTGTCGAGACTTCATAGTTTGAGACTTTTTTGAAGCTAGTAAAGCTTTTTGTTCTGCCTCTGTCCGAAGACCTTGAGTGATACCAAAGTCTACAGAGCTGTAGCTTAGTGCAAGAGTAGCTACTTCAACAAGATCAGGGTGTACGCCTTCTAGTTTATTTTTAGAACGTGTACCAAATTTCCAATCATAAGTTTGCATAGGCTCTTCCTTTTTAAACATACTACTAAAGTTTAAACTAGAAAATTTCATTATTCTTTCCACTTATCAATCATCTTTTCCCCAGAGCGACCTACAATGTAGCCACCAACACCAATAGTGAGAAGATCCCAAAGTTCAACAGGAAGATCAATCATAAGTTCTACACCAAAGAAGATACCTGCTAGTGGAAAAAGAAGATAGTTCATTGCAATGATTGTTACAATAACCATCATAAGCAGTGGACGCCAAGTAGCAGTAAGCCAGCTTTCTGATTTAGCTTCAGCTAGAACTATTTGACCGCGAATAGCTTCGATACTGTCAGAATGTTCGAGTAAGGCAAGTTTAACTTCTTTTTCAATATCACTTTTCTTATCCGCATCGGGAATAAGTTTGTTAAGAAGATCGCCGATAATAGGCGCAAGAAGCGTAATTATAGGTGTCATTCGGGAAGCCCCGCTAGTATCTCGCCAATATCTGCAAGTAGCTCAGTGTCACCAGAATTTTGATAAACACGATCAAATGTCAGTGTGTAAGTTCCTGCTGATTTAAAAATATTTTCTGCGATTTCATCCTGAATAGTTACAGTAGCAACTGTCTTAGGAGGAAATGAAGTAATACTGATACTGTCAACAGTAATTTGTTTGTTTGTAATATTCATAAAACTTTTCCTTTAAATGTCTTGATGTTTGTAAGCAAATACTTCGTAGTTAAAAGATACTGCCTTCGAGCCAGGTCCGCAAATGTTATCAAAAGTTCTTGGATCGTAGCGGTTTATTCTTGCTTTGATATAATCACCATCAGCCACTAATTCTAGATTTTCTTGTAGAGAAATAGCAGAAGAATTTTCAACAAAACCCTCCCAATGGCTGGGAAATGCTCCCGATAACGGCAGTCTAATATTAATCATCGTGCTTAAGATAGATCCTGCTGCGTAAGTTACTGTAATGTAAATTACTGGAATAGCTTTTTCATTAATTGTAAAACCTAGAGATTGAGTTTGATAATTACTAGATCCTGTTAAATCAAATGAACCCGATTTGTAACCATACCTATATAGTAAATGATTATTACTGTCGAATTTAGTTAAGCCAGAAGTATTTTGGATATAGATCTTATTACTTGTAATTTTTAATGTCATGGGGTCACCGTTAAGTCAACATTTGTTTGGTTACCTATTGCACAAAGGGGGTCATACCGAATAGTAAGCGGTTGGCTTGTGAATTGAGAAAGCGGCGAACTAAATGTAACTCCATCGGTAGTTTGAGATATTTCATTGTAGCTTGAATGAGAAGGAGTTGCTGTAAGTGTCCCGCCTTTTCTCAATTGATTAATATTGTTTAATACAGCAAAATTATTGGCGCACCATCCTAGCGAGCCTACAGGCTGATATGGACCCACTTCTTGCATATCAAAAACCAAAATTACCACGAGCAACAATGGATCCGAAAAAATAAAAGTACCATCAAGACTATAATTCAAAGTAACTCTTTGTCTGTTATTATAAATATAATAACTACCATTATCCGCAGGTCTAAACATATATCGAGATTGAGTAGTTTGAAAACCTAAAGCCTTACCTGCTACTGATGTAGTGTTTACAGGTATATTGAAATTAAATCCAGAAACGTTTAATCCATTGACGACTGTTCTACTAAAGCTATGATCAATAACAAAACCTGCTATATTTGTATAAGGAGATGGCGTACCTTCTCCACTAGTTCTGCCAACTAGAACGGGAGTTGTTGTAACACCTCCTAGAAAGAAACTTCCGTTAGGATCATTTTTTACGTAATACCTATCTGCTGAAAATGTGATATTATTATTAGCATTGCGCGTAATAAATGTATTATCACTAATAAAAACTCGATCAACCAAGTGTAATTACCTCGATGTTATTAAAAGTTTCTGCAGGAGCGTCTCCATTGTAAGTAACGGTTAAGCAAGCAACTTGTAGGTAATCGGTAGCAGAGTTATAAACTGGAAATAAAAATCTTTGATAGCTGCCTGTATCTTTTGCAAAAAAGTTAGAGTAACTAACACCGTCAATTTTAAGAAGCATAGCTTCGGGTTCACCGACAGGAGACTTGCCTACGTTTGCATAATGAATATCCATTTTTGGAATTGTAACTGATGGCATGGGTATCTCCTAACATAGTCCAAAGCAACTGCTGCTAGTAGACCAAGACACTACTGTACGAGTAACAGCGGGAAATGTAACAGACCCGACAGCAGCTTTACCTGTTCCTTGAACATAGTCCAAACTACTATGAAAGTAAATATCATCTAAATAGCTATAGGGATTCTTTTCAATAGCATCTAGTTGAGCCTCTGTTTTTCCTGACTTAGTAATCATTACAACACCGTTACTAGATGATGCTCTGAATGTTCTAGTTGCCATATCTGTAAACTCCTAAAATTTTTGTTCTGTCAAGGTTGTCATAACAAGAAAGACTTTGCGGTAAGTGATGCAATATCTTATCATTACCTAAGTAAATTGCAATATGAGAGTAAGCTCTATCATTATAGCTATAAACTATAAAATCATAATCTTTTAAATTTTCTTTAGGGACTTCGATAAAATTATGATCAGTAAACCATTTAGACATACCAATTTTATAATATTCAAACCACTTTTCATGAGAAAAGTTTTTGTACCACCTTGAGAGATCTGTATTATGAATACTATCATAGTAATCTGCTGCAAGAGTTACACAGTCACTTTTTCTAAATTTGTAAGTTCTACCAATCCAAGAATTTGGGTGAGTAACTAATTCTGCTGTTTTATTAAACTTATTTAAGTAAATCGTATTGTATGCTAAAGTAGTGGAAACGGTGAAGACCCCGTTATCAGGGTCTTCTACCAATTTTCCTTCTACGATGTTATACTTAAGACCAATCTTATTAATATAATCTTCGTACTTCATCTTTTTCCTCATTATACTGAGATTGTGATTGTACCATTTGCCAAATCAATAACAAAGGTACCATTAGGGTTTTGCAACTTACCTGCTTGAATTGTACCAAGGTCCGCCTTGATTGCCGACAGCGTTGTAGCTTTTAATGCAGTACCCTCAATAGTACCTGCGACTAACAAATTACCATCAATAAACTTCGCTTGTTCAATCCATGCAGTATTGGTTTCGTTTCTAACGTAGCCTGTAGCACCACCTACAGTATTGGATACAATCAAACGGTCACCTGCCACAATAGTCAAGTTATTTGTTGCAGTGCTAAAATAAGAACTAATAGTAGATTCAGATAAGCCCGTTACACCACTACTAGTGCCTGTTGCATAACGCCACCAACCTGCACCGCGAGGTCCAGTAGCCCCGTTAGTACCGTTAATACCGTTAGTACCGTTAATGCCATTAGTACCATTAATACCATTGCTAACAAAGAGAGTAGGTGCTCTCCAAGTTAAACTACTATCAATAGCGGTGGGTCCAGAACCAGTTGCCAACGCAGTAGTAATATACAAAGGATCACTACCTGAAGGTGGATAAGCAAACCAGTTTGTAGGAGTAGTTAAAGTGTTAGTTCCAAAGTTATAAGAGCCACCTGTAGGTGCAGTTGTTAGTGCAGTAGCAGACCGTCTAAAGATTTGAGCTAAGTAAGTAGATTTACCATCGTCTCCATCAAAGTAGTCCGTACCTTTTACAGGTGTGTAGCCATTATCACCATTACGCATAATCTCTACAGGGGTAGACCAAACTTCTGGTGAAGTTACAGAATCAGTTCCCTGATCACCTGTCACACTGAACAAATATTGCATAGCATACAAGGGATCAGTGCCGCTAGGGACAGTAATCGACCAACCATTTGGGGGTGTAAGCAAGTTAGCACCAAATTCAAAGCTACCTCCACTAATACCACCTGTTAAAGCAGTTGAAGAACGCTTATAGACTGTAGCAAGGAAAGTAGATTTACCTTGAATACCATCATCACCAATTCGGAAAGCTTGTTGAGGAGTAGACCAAGTTATACTAAGATCTTCACCTGTAGTACCAACAATAGATGCAACACCAACTGATACATAAACTGGGTCTGTCCCTGTAGGAATACTTGCAGACCAACCTGTTGGAGGTGTAGTAGTAGTTGTAGTAAAACTAAATTTACCGCCAGTCGGTGCTGTAGTTAGCGCAGTTGCAGAACGTTTATAAATTTGAAGTTGAGCAACACTTGTTGCTGCCGCTCCATTTAAACCGTCATTATAATCAACACCTTTAACTGGAGTATACCCATTACTTCCTACAAATTTCACCCAAGTCTGACCACTTACAGGTAGACTAGGTTGAGTTTCAGATTCGTAGAAAGTTACATAGGCTTGTCCATTATAAGTAAAGCTTTGGTTAGTACCTGTAGCATCAGGCGAGTAAATTGTCCAAACAGATTGACCATTATTACCGTCTTTACCGTTTTTGCCTACAAATTTAACCCAAGTACCCGATACATCTTGAACAGCAGGCGGGGAGTTTTCCCATTCATAATACAAAACATATTCTTGATTATTATACGTAAGGGTTTTATTTGTTCCAATAGCATCATCTGCATAAACAACAAGAACACCTGCTGAAACGCCATCTTTTCCAGGATTACCGTCTACACCGTTAGTTCCAGGCTGACCTGGCGCACCATCATCTCCAACAAATTGCTTGAACTCAATCAAAGTTCTAATAGGCAATGTCGGCAAATTACCACCAGAATAAGTATAATATGCTACAAACTTATTTGTTCCAACTTCATAAGATTGTGTATTTGTAGTAGAGTCTGAACTATCCGCATAAATAACAGCAACCTTATCTACTGTGATACGCTGAAGTGTAATACCTGTTGCAACAGTCCTGTTTGAAAGTGTTCCTGCAGGTGTCCTTGATCGAACAGAGAAATCATATACACCTGTATTTAGTCCAAAGACATCAAAGGTTGTGTTTCGAGTAATCCCTAGAGTATGCCAAGTATTACCCTGATCAGGAGAGGCTTCAATCAAGTATTCTTTAACAGAGGAGTCGTCAGCAGAATTCCAAGTAAGCTGTCCTGACCTAGTTCCAAGTAAGCTACCCCCATCTATTTCAAAAACAACATTAGTTGGAGGGTTAATTGAGAAATCAAAAGTAGGTTTAGTTGCATAAGGAATATTATAACCAACACTCCAAGCTAGCATACGATAATCAAAAGAGTAACATTCAAGTTTAACCGTAAAGTCAGAATTAACTTGAACAGAAGAAACTCTAAACAACTCGTTGTTAATAGCCATCTGAGGCAGATTTACTTTAATAAAATCTCCTGGTTCTACTTTTAAAGCTTTTGTAGTAGCTGTAAAACTTAAAGTAAAACGAGTACGAGATTGACGAACAATTTGTTCTGCCTTTGCAAGAGCATGATAAGGGTCAGTAACTCCATCTAAAGACATATCAGTGTTATAAGGTTGTTGGTTATCTTCTTCTAGATACAAATTATGAGTTGCAGAGAATTTAGTAGGCCAGCTTACAGAGTCCTCTTTAAAATCTTCGTGTTCATTAGAGAACCGAACTGTCGCTTGATTGTAGCGATCTGCTGCAGAAGGCCAAGCAAGCCCTACATCATCGCGAACAATATCGTCTTCAGTAAAGTACATTGATACAGGAACCAAGGCGTCTTGTTCAGTTGAATTTTGTGGGTATTCAAGCATAAGCTTGTATTTACCACTAGAAGACCAAACAAGTTCGGCCAGACCCATTGTGTTTAGAATACGTTCTACGTTATCTCTAATTTTATCTTCGGTATCAAGGGTAATATTGCACTCATAAAGGGGAATATCTCTGGAGGTAGCTGTGCCGTTAACCTTACCGCCAATAGCCTTGTCATTTGCAACGGTGGTATCACATACTTGAGCCGCATGATAAAATGATTCTAAATCAACTTCATTAACACTTAAACCACGACCAAAATCTTTATTCATAAGGTAATCAAGCAAACAGTATGCAGGGTTATTTGAATAAACGTAGTTAGTGTCAAGAGTATAGGTTGATCCTGATTTCGTAATTTTTCTAACTTTACGACCTTTTACAAGGAATTTAAGGTAAGGAATTCCATTGTAGTTGTAGTCGTCTCTATTTAGTTGAAAAATAGCAGTTACGTTTGCAGTTCCGCTAAAAAGATTTGAATCAGGAATACCAGATGTAGGATCTGCAACACCACCATTATTATAAATGTTAAACCTATGACTAAATTTAGCTTCACTGTCATTATAGCTAGTATCATTAACAACAATATGCTGAACACCCTCGATACCATCATGGCAAAGGGCATACTGCATGACTAGAATTTCGTTCTTAGAGCCATTATAAGAAGTACCTAAACCACTGCTTAAGCTTACGCTTGCTAAAGAAGTATTTGTGCTAAAACCATCTCTTACAAGATGTTTAGTTTCAATACCACCTATTGCT